CCAGTTAAATTAATTATGACAGTGCATGATCAGATTGACACAATATGTCACAAGGACTTTGCAGAGCAATGGTCTAATATTCTAAGAGAGACAATGGAATCTGCAGCACTGACTATAATTGACAATGGATTATTAAAATCAGATACTAACATAACAAAAGAATGGTCAAAATGAGAATAGATTTTACAGTTTTTAAGAAAATAGAAGAATGGTATGGGTCAGATGACTTTGAAATAGGTGTGCATAACGATAAAGCTTTGTATATAAGGTTTGGTTACTGGAATCAGGTAGATGATGCGTTTAATGCTTTCTTTCCAGATTATATAGGCGTCTCTGAATTTTTAGTAGATGAAGACGACGATACCGGTCCTGCATACATATATTTGATATGGCGTATAGACCCTTTTAAATACGTAGATAGTAAAATTTGATATGAAATTAATATTTCGTATCTTAAATAAGTATATATGAAAATAGATAAAACAAGATTATTACGACAGATGAAGACAATAGACATCTGGAAGGCTAATGGTTACAAAGGCACATTAGAAGCTGTAACAGGCTTTGGTAAAACCTATGTAGCTTGTCTCATTATTAAACAGATGAATGACAGAGTTCCTGAAGCTAGCACAACTGTTATAGTTCCTACAAGATACTTACGAGATCAGTGGGTAGATAGAATAAATGAGCTAGGACTATGCAATGTAACTATTATGGTTGTAAATACAGGCGTAAAGGCTACTAGAACAGCAGATCTTTTAATTCTGGATGAAATACATAACTATGCATCTGATGTGTTTAGAAATGTATTTACAAAAATCTTCTATAAATATATACTTGGTCTTACTGCTACACTAGAACGTAATGATAAGAAACATTACATTATTGAACAGCAATGTCCTGTAATAGATACTGTATCTATGCAAGAAGCATTATCTATGGGATATGTATCAAACTTTAAAGTATTTAATTTAGGTATAGAACTTGACGACAAGGAAAGATTTAAATATGAAACTATGCATGATAGTTTTAATAAATACTTTAAATGGTTTGATTTTAACTTTCAGACAGCTATGAAATGTTTGCAAAGTCAAGAATTCAGAGAGCACTATGCTGCTAGGACAGGTTATGATCCTAAAGGTATAATGAGTGCAGCAGTAAATTGGTCTAAGAATATGCGTTTAAGAAAGACATTTCTATACAACCATCCTTCTAAGATACGAGTTGCTAAATCATTGATTGAGACATTTGATGTCAAGACAATTACATTCTCTGAAACTGTTAAGTTTGCAGATGAGCTTACTAAAGCATGCTATCCTTGGGCGATATCATATCACTCTAAGATGGGTAAGTATGCAAAGATAAAAGCAATAGAACATTTTAATGATGACAGAACTGATATCAAAGTTATATCTACAGCTAGAGCTTTAGATGAAGGTTTTGATATACAAGATGTTACTCTTGCTATTATCTGTAGTGGTACATCTACTTCTAGACAGGATCTACAGCGCACGGGTAGAGCAATACGATGGGCTCCTGGTAAGACAGGTCTTATTGTAAATTTGTATATTCGTGATTCTCAAGATGAGAAATGGCTGAAATCTAGACAAAAGAAAACAGTCAATACAATCAACGTGAGTAGTATAGATGATATCAAACAACATCTAGGACAAGCCTCACTTAATTATTTAAACGTAGAAGAATGATTTTAGAAACACCCAAACAATACGTGGACTTTTTGACAAAACATGCATTAAGTCCATCACAGTTTTTGTTTTTGTATATACTTTATGAGAATGATTATGCATCCTTATATAAGTATGTACATCTGGAGGGTGGATTTACTACGTCTGAGTTACACGATATGGTAGAACGTGGTTATCTTATTGATGATAACCCTGATACCAAGTCATCTCTAGCTGATAACTATACAGTTACAGATAAGTTTATTAAAGATCTTTACAATACTGATGCTAATTCAGCATACGAAGAGTTCTTTGAAGCTTATCCTATACATATATATGTAGATAGCAAGAGACTCCCTGGTCGTAATGCGACTATGCGGACACGTAATTATTATAAGAAAAAAATTGCTACAAGAAGAGCTCTGCATATGAAAGTCATGAAATGTCTTGACTATGCAAAAGATAATCACTTGATTACTATGGGTATGGAAAAATGGATAGAGACAGAGCAATGGAAAACTATTTTAGAACTTATGAAAACAGATATAGATGGATTCGAATCTCCAAACGAAAAGATTTACTAGTCTTCAGATTAAGACAGCAGATCAGGCTATTAAGGAAGCCGATAAATTCCTAGAAGAAGGAGCTCTAAACAAGAGACCCTTCCTCGCTACACGGTGGCAGAAGGTAAATACTATGCTACTTGGTGGTTTTCACTTTGGACAAACATACTTTCTTGCCGGAGCATCAGGTCATGGTAAGTCTTTCTTTGTTAACATGTTGCACACAGACTTTACATCGTATTATTTAGGTAATCAAGACGTTAAGGTATTACACTTTAGTTTTGAAATGCATGCCAAAGATGAGATGATAAGAAAAATCTCACAACTTAATGATGTTGACTATAGAAAACTTGTATCATCTGATAGACCTCTTACAATGGAAGAGCTTAAACTTATTAGAGATAGTTATTCTCGTATGAAGAATAAGAATGTTTACTATGTTGAAACCCCCTCTACTAGAGATAGAATATATGCTACTATTAATGACTTCTGTAATGAATTCAAAGATAGTAAGATAGTTGTATCTCTTGATCACACTTTACTTGTTACACCAAATGCAGGAGAGAATGAAATACAATCTCTTGCAGAACTAGGAAAGATGTTTATACAAGTCCGAAAAGAATTTGGAACTTGTAACATATTAGTTGGTCAGATGAATGACAAGATGGAATCTAAGGAACGTAGAGATCCTACAAATCCTTCTTTACATTATCCTACTAAGACTGATATACACGGTAGCAAACAAATCTATCACTCTGCTGATGTGGTTATGGTATTACATCAGCCTATACTTCTTAACTTAGAATACTATGGTAAGAAGAGATTTCCTACAGTAGATCTTGTTGCTCTGCACTGTTTAAAGAATAGAACAGGTGTTGCAGGACTGACAAGATTACGTAATAATCTGACACATGGTAGGTTTGACACCTACGAAGAAAAACTTTTTTAAATTAAAATAAAATATAAATTATGGAATTACCCACTCAAGTTGTTAAATCAAAAACAGTAAACCCTTCACTACTAACTATCTTCGGACAATCAAAGGTAGGGAAGACAACCATGTTATCTAAGTTAGATAACTGTCTAATTATAGATACAGAAAAAGGCACGAAATATGTTGACGCTTTAAAGCTCCAAGTTAATAACACTGCAGAACTCAAAGAAACAGTGAAAGCTTTAAAAGGAGATGAAGGTACAATATATGATTACATTGCTCTTGATACTATTGATAATGTGGTTGCGTGGTTCGAAAAAGACGTAGCCATTGCTAATAATGTAGAAAGCTATGCAAAGATTCCTTTTGGTGATGGTTATAATCAGGTAAGAACTAGAGTCATGAATATGATTGCTGCTCTTATGGATTGCTGTGATCATATTATTATCATTGGTCACAGAAAGAAAACTATCATAGGAAACGATTCAGTTGAAGTAAATGTAAGCTCTCTTGATTTATCTGGAAAACTAAAGAATTATGTCATGGCTAAGTCTGACGCTATTGGTTTTGTATACAGAAATGAAGAAGGTAAACTACAGATATCTTTTCAGGCATCTGATGAGATTGAAGCAGGCACAAGACTGCCTCATTTAGCAGGCAAGATCTTAGATTTTGACTGGAAAAACATATACAAATCAAATTAATTTTGTATATTACATATATAAATTTAATATAATTCTAAATCAATTTTTATGTACAAATTAGTAGAAACTCAACCTAATACTAGCACTTATAAATTAATGAGTGCTGGTATTAATGAGAATGTTAGTCTTATGGACGTAACATTCGATACTCTAAGACAAGATGGAACCGGAGGTAATGTTATAAGATTTTATTTCCAAGACGAAGAAGGTGCTAAGTTTACACAAACTTACATGGAAGTTACATCATTAGAAAGACTACAAGAGTCATCTAAGAATGCAGCCTCTAGCGGAAGACCTTGGTCTTCTACACCTGAACAATTACATAAAGACTTAATACGTAATGTAGGAGAGTCTCTTAGACATATATTGTCTTCTTTTGTTCCAGAAGACAAACTAATTCTTAGTGGTGACACTTGGGATAAGTTTGGTCAAAACATTGTAGATCTGGTAGGTAACTCCTACGAAGGTCTAAAGTTTAAGGTAAAGTGTGTATATGATAAGCAGGGTAAATATTTACAATTTCCTCAGCGAGCAATACAACCTTTTATCTTACCTCAAGATAGTGCACAATCGCTTAGTATCTCTTCTAGAGATAATTTACAGGCGGCTGCACCTACTAGCGAAGCAGAAATCGCATCATCTGAGTCATCAGATAGTGGTGATATTTGGTAAGCTAGGTTTATTCTTATGTAAATAAGTTTAGTTTAAATTTCTAGAGAAGGGTGCCATATGGTGCCCTTTTCATTTTAAAATCAATTAATATGTATAGTTTAAATCAAGTTGTAACGAAAGAGTTTATACTGAGTAGACTAGATCAGGTACAAATACTAGAGTATTACCTGGGAATACGTGTTAATAGTAAGAGTGTTAGATCTCCTTTGCGAAGAGATAATAATCCTTCCTGTAGTTTCTGGGCGAATGGTAGTGGTACTATTTATTTCAAAGACTGGGCTCAAGGATTTAGTGGTGATTGGATTAAGATAATACAATATAAGTATGGTCTTAACTATCAAGAAGCACTACAGAAATGTGCAGAGGATTTCAATCTTATTAATGGTAATAGTGTTATATCTGTAGGTAAAATACAAGAGTATTCTAAAATTAAATTAGAACCCAAAGAGTCTGTAATACAAATAAAGGTAAGACATTGGGATCAGTATGATAGAGAGTATTGGTCTTCGTATAATATCAACAGAGGAACACTAGATATGTATAATGTATATCCATGTGAGATAGTATTTTATAATACCAAAGTTATATATTCTAGATCTAATAATGATCTGGCATATGCATATAGATTTGGTACCGGTAAATATAAAATATATATGCCGCAACGAAATGCTTTTAGATGGATATCAAATTTTAATAGCTGGCAAGGGTTAGATCAATTACCTGAGACAGGATCATACTTGATTATTACAAAGTCTATGAAAGATGTTATGTGTCTTCGTAACCTTGGTATTATATCATGTGCTCCTTCTTCTGAGGTAGTGCAAATAGAAGATAAAGAGATAGAAGATCTATCTACTAGATTTGAACATCTGTTTTCTTTTATGGACTTTGATTTACCTGGTGTGAAGATGGCTAACATGCTTTTCAGAAAGTATAATGCTCAGCCTATGTTTCTAACAGACGGTAGGTTTGGTAGTAAAGATTATAGAGCGAAAGATATTTCTGACTATTATCATAGACACGGACTAGAGTCTACGTTAAATCTAGTTGCACAAACAAAAAAGAAGTTTCCATGGATAAAATAGAAATAAGTATACCTTTATTTTTAAAGAAGGTAATGATATCAAAAGCCAGGAGAATTAAGTATTATAAAAAAGGCGGTAAAATACCGAAGAAATATAAGAATAATACTTTTGATTCGAGAGGTAGAATGATAGATGCAAACGGTGAGTTTGTTGTTGCAAATCCTAGAACTATAGGTAAACCTAAATATCTTACTATAAATGGACAAGCTTTGTATAATGCAAGGATGAGTCCACACATAAGATCTAAGGTTGTAAATTCAGTCAAAGATTCTTTCTTACCATATATGAAACATATTGGAAAGATAGAGAGCTTGCCTATCAGAATATCCTTAAAGATGTATGATACAATAAGACAAGCAAACTGGGATCTAGACAATCAGTGGTTGTATAACAAATGTTTTCAAGATCTTTTAGTCAAATTAAATATAATACCAGATGATGATATTAAATATGTTACAAAATCAGCAGCTCCTGAGTTTGTTCCTGTAGATAATGAATCACAACGTAAACTTGTATTTACATTAGAGCAAGAAGAACGTGAAGAAATATTAAAATATAGTTATTATGATGAACTTTATAGCAACGATTAGCAACGGTAGAATTATACCAGATCAGCCTCTCGTAGTAAACGATGAGCTGAAAACCTATCACGATAAAGTGGTAGAGATTAGCATCAATAAAACCAACAAGCGTACCAATCCTCAGAACCGGTACTATTGGGGTGTAGTTGTACATCTTATAAGAGAAAGGTTCATTGAGCTTGGATACACTCGTACAGATATTGATGATCATAGCGTTACCAGTCCATTGACTAGAGACGATGTACATCAGTTTCTTAGATCTAATTTTCTAAGAGATGATATTGTTTCCGGTGATGGTGAGGTATTAGGTACATTATCAAAGTCTACTAAACAATTGTCTACGGATGAATTTGTTAAGTATTTAGATAATGTAAAGAATTGGGCGGTAGATAGTTTAGATATAGAAATACCAGATCCCAATACAGAAATTAAGTATAACATACAAATAGAAAGCAATGGGTAAAATGAAACAATTGTTTATTGAAATGCAAGAAGAAGCAGCTGAAGAAGCAAGACAGCAAGTAGGTATGAATATACCAGAAGAGCCTGTAATGACTAGTAATAAGGAACCAGCTATACTGTGTCCTAATTGTCATAAAGGTTATTTACACTTTAACTGGAAAACTAATGAAGCTAATTGTCCTAAGTGTGGACAGAACTTTATTCATGTAGGCAATAACACAATAAGATTTAAGTAATTCAAAATTTAAAACAATTATGAAAATAGTAAGTAATTCAGATATTCAGAGTGTAGGCACTGTGAATAAGAGTATAGACTTTGGAATAGACAAAAAGAATATAGGTATATTATTCAGAGGTTTCTCTGATACTTTATATTCTAACAAGATTGGTTCTATCGTTCGTGAGGTAACTTCTAACTGTTTTGACTCTCATAGAGAAGCCGGTATAAAAGATGACGTTGTCATTACTATGGTGCCAGCAGATCCTTTGACAGGAAAGAACGGTAAGATTAGCTTCCAGGATGTGGGTGTTGGTCTAAGCCCTGAAAGAATCAAGGATATATATTCCAAGTATTTTTCTTCCACCAAGAGAGATACAAATGATGAGATTGGTGGATTTGGTATTGGTGCAAAATCACCTCTAGCATACACAGATGTATTTGAAGTTAACACCATACACGGTGGTATACTTTACAGCTATGTTGTGCATAGAGGAGAAGAAGTTCCTGTTATCAAATTATTATCACAGAAGAAAACTGATGAACGTAATGGTACTACAGTTATTCTTCCTGTAAGAGCAGGAGATGAAGATAGATTTAAATCTGAGTGCAAACACCAGCTAAGATTCTTTAGTAATATACATTATATAGGACTAAATATAGATCGTAACTATAAGGTTATAGAAGGTAAGCATTGGATTGCATCTACTAATAATGATCCTGATTATCGTCTGTCTATATGTCTAGGCGGTGTTAGCTATCCTCTTGACAAGTCTCAGGCAGGTCTTGGTCAGTATGGTGATAAGGAGATGTATTGTGATTATTACAATGCTACTACAATCGCTTTGAAGTTTGATATAGGTGAGATAGATGTTACTATGTCTCGTGAGAACGTTGAGTATAACGACAGAACTATTAAAGCTATACAAGATAAATATAAAGAAGCAAGAGCAGAACTGCTAGGTATGTATCAGGAGTCATGGTCTAAGGTTACAGACTTTAGAAAGTATTTTATAGATGCTAATAATAGAAGTCATAATACTATAAAGCTTCCTATAGGAGAACATACTATTGATATTAGTTTTACTATGAGTAGTATGGATCGTCCTGTCTTTGCTCCTTGGGGTGTAGCTGTAGATTCTACTCTGCTAGCAATGATTCTAAAAACATATAGAATTATAGATGGTGAAAGAAGTCTAAAGAAGTATGGCAATGAGCCTGATAAACTTTTTAAAACTTATGACTTAGATCACTGGTTCAGAAAAGCAGACAAGCTTAGTTCTCTAAAAAGCAATTACATTCATGATGAGCTTATTAATAGTAGTACTTTTGTTTGTGTTGAAGTAGCAGAAGTAGATTGGAGTAAGGGTTCTTTCTTACAAGATAAGAGAGCAGACTATGATATAGTTAAGCCTTTGTTGTTAAAATATATAAAAGACAACACTAGCAGCTATGATAAGATTGTAGTTCCTGATTCTTACAAGCCTAATGTACCTACCAGAGTTAAAACAAAAGCTCCAAAAGGTGCAGTATGTGCTAGGATACCTCACTTTGAAAGATACTATCATAGAGACAATGAGTCTGATATTACCTATAAGAAACTAAGTACTACTTATATTGCCGTAGAGAATGAAATAGCAAAAGGTAATACTATTATATATGGTACTCAAGATGAGATAGATATTCTGAACAAGTTTTGTCTTATATTTTCTTATCTAGGAGGTAGACAAGAGAGAGTAGGAGATAGAATAGAGATTAGTAAAACACGTATTGCAATACACAAGATTGCAAATAGACATGTTAAGCATTATTCTGATATGGGTGCATTATCCATAAAGGAGTACATTACTAAGAATTATAATTTATTTATATCTTTTAAACACGCTGGTTTATTTAACTCTTTCTATAGAAATCTTACTTCATTGTTTGAAGAGCTAGAAGTTTTTCCTATTAAGTTTCAAGGTATACATACCGTGACTAGAAATGTTACTAACTGTGGTCAATGGGATGAAATATTTAACAAAACTAGAAGAGGAGACAGTGTTACAAAAGAGAGCAGTCAGGAAAAAGAAGTACAAAAACTTCTACAGTATTATAAGATACCTTATGCTCCTGATAGTTATACTGTAAATGGTGTTAGTATAAAAGCTTTTAACGATATGATGAGAAGTATATACGATGAAATACACTTTTTATCTTACACTGTTAACATCTCTAATAGTCATATAAGAGAGTACAAAGAGACTCCAGAAAAAGGTCTAAACATATTGAAAAATATTATAAAAGACCATTATAAAGTTGTATATTATAAAATCAATAAATTTAAATAAAATGAGTAAAAATCAAATATTTGCAATACGCAGTGACAAAGATGTTACTGCGTTGGTCAACGGCATAAGCTACTACAAGAGTGAAGCTGATAAGACTAAAGCTCAGTCATTATACGAGAGAATAAAGACTGTAGCATTGAACCCAACTAATTTACTTGTAGATGAGTTAATACAAGAGTTTGATCCTACATCTAAGATCTATGGTCAAGAGAGTCTTGTAAGAGATAGTATGGGTAACTGGTTCCTAAAAGGTTATAGCGAACCATTACCTTCTAAACTTCTAAATAAAATGAGAGAGTTTATAGAGAAAGATATTCCTCTAACTCCTCTTGTTAACTTCTGGAAGTTGACTATGTTAAATCCTGCAGATCATGTAAAGCGTGATTTGTATAATTTTATGGATCAGTATGAGTTTCCTATTACAGACTCTGGTTATTTTATAGCCTACAAATCTGTAAAGAAAACCAACAAGACATACAAAGCTGTTAATATGTGGATACCAAAAGAGTATATACAATTAAAAGCGTCCGGTAAAGATCCTAAAGACTATACTGTTGTAGATAAGAAAGGTAACTTCTCTGTAGTTGAGACTGATCTTATTACAAACGACAGTGGTGACTATATATCTCCAGATCATGTTGCTGGTAATCTTGATGAAATGTTTAACAGCATCAACGATCTAAGTGGAGATGTAGATGCACCAGAGTTTACTGATTGGCATCAAGGTAGTACATCTATCAGACTTGGTTCTCCTGTATCTATGGATAGAAGTCAATGTGATAGTAATCCTATGAACAGTTGTTCTAGTGGATTACACGTTGGTGCACCAGGATACGTCAAAGGATTTGGTTCGTATGGCGGAGGTAATGTTTACCTTGCGTGTCTTGTAAATCCTATGAATGTAGTTGCAGTACCATCTGATTATTCTTATATGAAGATGAGATGCTGTGAGTATTATGCTTATGGTATTGTAGATCTAGATAATGATATGTCTATTACTACACCATACTTTGAACATGACTACAAAACATGGGAGACTGAAGCTCTTGAGAAAGAACTACAAGAGTACAAGAAAGAAAAAGCTGGTGAGAAGGTTGGTATTATAAAAGAACGACTTATATCAGTAGCTTAAGATGGTTTATAATGCACTGGGGACTTCGGTCCCCTTTGTGTTTGTTTAATTTAATTACTATATTGTATTATGGATTACTTACAAAGTAAAAAGATAAGTAACTCTTCTTTATCATATATTAATCCTGAACAGGGTGGTTCACCCAGAAAGTTCAAAGATTACTTAGATGGCAATTTAGAGCACTTAGAGACACCATCTTTATACGCTGGTAGTACCATACATAAGTTTATACTAGAGCCGGATACGTTCGCTATATCGGACGTAGAACGACCTAGTGATACAATTGTCAAGATTATTGACAAGGTGTATGAGATTACTAGAGCAGAGATGGACACTGACTTAAATAGTAACAAAGAGTATATTTTTGGCAGTGCAAAAGAATTCAACTATGGACAAAGTTGGAAACCAGATACATTAATTAAGAAGATAATAGAACAAGGTAATGACTATTATAACTTCTTACTACGAGCTGACGGTAAAACTTGTATAGATGCTAAAATGGCTTCTGTACTAACAGCTGTTAGCGATTCTCTCAAGAATAATAAAAAAGCATCTGAACTATTATTTGGTGAAGGTGAAAATGAGAAAGAATTGTACTGGGGTCCTAATTGTACCTACAAATCTAAGATAGATAGAGTTGCTAAATGTGATTGTGGTAATCATGAATATCATTTAGTAGATCTAAAAACAACATCTAAGAGTGTAGAATTCTTTAGAAGCTCTTTTGACTATTATCATTATGATCGACAAATGGCGTTTTATTACGATGCTCTTGTAGATCAGAACATTGGACCGTTAGGTGAAGTGTATATAATAGCAGTAGAGACTACAGGATATTATCAAACTAGAGTCTTTGAAATTTCTCCTGAATTATTAATAGAAGGTAGAAAGAAATACAAAGACTTACTTGATAGAATAGCTTGGCATAAAGATAGAGGAGACTGGTCTGACCGGAGAGAAATACTCGAAGGTAATAAAGTAACCATATTAAATAATGATAACTGACGAAGATAAAGCTAAGTATAATAAAAAGTCAAAAATAGCACTTGATAAAATTAAAAGTAGTATTAAAAAGCATGTAGATAATAAAAACGTAGCAGGTCCATTTTATGTGGACGGCTGCGTTATCTACTGTAACAAAGAAAAAGTAGAAGAAGTAAAAGAAAAGTATAATATAAAATGACTAAAGAACAATACGAAAACTTGCGAGCACATTTAGAAGAGTGTGCTAGTGGAGTCATGTCCTTAAAACAACCTGAGTATACGGGTGAAAGTGAGGATGTGTTACATAATTTTAAAAGTACAGCAGACCTAGTAGGTATATCACCACTAGAAGTTTGGTCTGTATTTTTTATAAAACATGTGCAATCTGTAACGTCACATGCAAAGAATCCAAATTTAGAAGAATCAGAACCAATTAAAGAACGGTATGTTGATTTACTAAATTATATACACTTAGGATACGCTCTTGTTAAAGAACAAGAAGATGTTAAAGTAGAAATACTAGGTAAAGCTGCTGAATATAAAATACAACCAGGAGATGCTGGAACTGAGGCTGCTTACATTAAACAGAACTATCCTAAAATATATAATAAATATAAAAAGTATTACGAAGATGGCAATAAAACCAATACAAATTGATTTACCTATAGAGGATAAGAACTACGTAAGTTTACTAGAAATAGAAAAAGTAGTAAGGGATATAACGAAAGTTGATATTAGAGTAAAAACAAGAAAAAGAGAATATGTTGAAGCAAGAGCATTGTTTTATTTTATAGCCTCTGAGTTTACTATATATAGTGTATCACAAATAGCAAGACATGTTAATATGCATCATGCAAGTGTGTTACATCATAAACAAGTTATTCCTTATACTATAGCACAAGATCCTAGATTAGAAATGTGGTACTTGTGTATATATAATAACCTAGTAGAATTAATTAAAGTAAAGAAATCTCAATCAGGTGCTACAGAATATGTAGAAGTAAATAATATTTTTGAGAAAGTAGAGTTTCTTTTAGCGGAAGTTAAAAGGCTTAATAAAATAGTAACTAATAATATAGAAATAGATGAGTATCAAGAGTTATAAATTAGAATACGTAGAGCTTCACCCCGGTCAAGTACAGGAAGAAGAAGACTACATAATTCTTAAAACGGATAGATTAAAGTGGTCAATAGATCCTC